GGGGTCTTGTAGACCTTCCTGTAGTTCGTCGTATGTCTTCATTTGGTGTTCGTCCTTCTCTTCTATATCCGGCCATCTCTATAATATATTTATCATTGTCTGAAAGTGGAGTGCAATCTAACTTGCGCTCTTGTGTTTGGAATGTCATCTTCTTAATGCGGTTCTTGGATTTAGCCATTTTTAGTTCCTTTCGCTGTTGATGTGTGGATATAGAGGTGTTAGAAATGGACTTCTCCTTATGTTATTTACCCATAGCGTCTTTGGTGACGTTCATGGACATTGTGTGTTTTTCACCGCCAATATCAAAATCATGACGTAAAGACCTGATAAGGAAATTACCGTTATACATCATATCTTCTGTTTCGTTTTTGGTGGTTTTATAAGCAGAGATACTAGGTATAATGATCTCTACAATGTCACCGGCCTTCACAACAGTAGTACCGACAACATTAATACTCATCTGTAATCCAGATTCTAACATTGATAATTGTGATTTTCTTGCTTGTAACAATTCCAAATTGTTTGTTCCATATGCATACTGGTAAAATTCATCATTAAAACTTTGATCTGTACCGACACCCACAGTAGGTTTTAGATACTGTTTGGATGGAAAAGATGATACATTGATTCCATCAGGGTCATTGACTGCAAGGGGTTTTGTTCCAAGGTGTTGCTCCTCTGAAAAATTATCACTGTAATTATATATATGTTTTTGGTAACTTTTAGATATGATGTCGTGGACAATCAATTCAGATGAAAATATGCCCTCTGCATAATTAAACACAGTATCAGGAGAGCTAGTTATTGTATACGCTTCAATCGCACCCAACTCTGACAAAATATCTCTTACACCATTTTCAGTTCTTGTGCCTGCAGCGGTACTTTCATAATTCATGACAGGGTTTTGAGCGTACATGTCTCCAAGAGTTCTGAAATTAAATCCAGATGTACTTTCCCAAAAGAAATATGTTGATTGATTGAATTTCTCTGACACAGCATTCTTCGTTGCTATGGTTATAACATCAAAAGGTTTGATATTTGGTGCAATTATCTTTTTCTTGTCAGAACTAGGTTCAGAGTACAATTCTTTATCGCTCTCTAAGTCATTTTCTACCATCGTTTGAACGATATCTGAATATGACCCCACTAGAGTTCTTCTAACTCTGGCTCTTTGATTGATTATAAATTCCTTTGAACAGAATGTCAAAGTGGTGGCTTGAACGCCATTACCAATGTCAACCCTATCATCGATATTTGTAACCACGAATGGGTTTGATGTGTAGTCTATAGTATTCTCACCACCCTTTAAATTTGGTGTTGCAATTTTGAGTCTAAGGTATTCTTGTCCAATGATAGGACCGAAGGATGCTAGGTTGAAAGCATCTTGAATTGTCATAATCCCTGTTACGGTAAGTTGGTCTATTCCCTCAAATATTGTAAGTCCCATAATAGACGCCTTGAGTCCAACTACCTTGCCTGTAGTCAAGACCAAATCACATTGGATAATGTTAAACTCACCACCACTTCTAAGTTCATTCTGTGCCACTCAATTAATCCTCTGTCTCAGAAACCAATCTCTCAAATTCCTCTACAAACTGTTCCAAATATTCTGGGTCCAACAATCGTATCTTCCTGAGTACGTCCTGTTTTTCCTCTTCATATTCTCTGTTTGTAACCAGTGTTGCATCTGCAATCGTATTACCATCTGTATCTACATTGCTAGTTCCAATATTGATTTTGACATTGGTATTACCTGACACCTGATTAATCTCGTAGTGGTGTGTTGCATTCACATTGTCATACCTCTCAGCAAGATGTGCAAGAAACTGCCGAGTGTTCATTGGCCACTGGTGATACCTGTCCGTGATATTATTGACCAACAGAACAATCCAGTGATACTCTGCATCGCCATAATACTTATGAGCAATCATCTCTGGTGTCTCGCCGTTCCTAACATCATAAGTGTCATAGAGAGCGGTGACTGATCTTGCTTTACTGTGTACTGCAACACGTTTGAGTAGGTGCGTTACTATCTTGGGGTCACTGTTACCAACAGCGTCGTAGAAAATTACTGGAAATTGAGCAAAATACATTCTAGAACCCGTCCTCTATATTAGATCGATCCATGATTTCCAGTTCTTGAAAGGCTAGAGTAATGGTTGTTTTCTGTGGGGCTACGCCATCAAGTTCAGCAAACATATCTTCATTATATGTTACAAACTTATCACCACCATAGGCAACGTCCATTGTCTTTAAATAACATTTACCAATTTTATTGATGTATTGATTCTGTGAATTTATGTGCATGTATTGAATTGAGAATACATCAGGAATGGTCATCTCTCTTGTGCTGCCCGAAGTTTTAAATGTGGGAGACATACCCACTTTAAACTCTTTTATGATGTCATGAACTATTTTTGTTTCATTTCTATCCTTGGGAATGAATGTGAAAGAAAAGGAAAATGACCTTCTACCCGTGCCTCTAAACATCATCTCTGTTCTGGGGGTCATAATTGCACCCTGTTCAATTGCAAACAAATCTTTTGCGCCGGGAAGAACTTTGTCAATCGTGGCCACACCCATTTTCTGAAGACCTGTTCCTGCTGCACCCGATGCTTTATTAGCCATCTCTTCAAATGATGCTCCGGCTTGATAATCCTTAAACAATCCATAGAGAGCTTCACCCATCATACCAATTTCACCCTCATTGTAATCCATATTGTAACTGACATTGACAGATGGCGGCATATACAATCCGATAGCGGTTCCAGTTTTTTGAATATTCCTGCGCTGCAATGTTAGTGATGTACTTGCGCCGCCTGCGCCAGCACCACCTCTACCAGTTTCTTGACCCTCTTTGGCTTCATGATTATCATCTGATTTTTTTTGTGCTTTTCTAGTTGCAGCCTTGTCCACTACCTGAGTGGCACCTATACCAGCACCTTGTATTTTCATAACAGGTTCAACTTTTGGTGCCTTTTTCGGCGGCTTCACCTTTGCACCCGACACAGAATGACGAGCAAACAGGATATAACTTGCTTGGTGCATATTAACACCAACATCAGATGGATATAGAAGAATTCCCGACTCTGGATTAAAAGAAGTTTGTAGAGGACTAGATGTAGAACTGGAAGATGAACCACCCAACCCTGACCTTAGACCACCAGCAACAGAACTAACAAAACCTGATGCGGCACTAGCTGCTGCGTTCTTTGCAATGTTTACGAAAGCGTCTCTTAATGCCATGTCTAAATATCCTTATACACTTGATGAAACTATTTATAACACATGTCATATAAAGGTCGATACACACCAACCAAGCCCAAAAAATATAAGGGCGATCCACAGAACATAGTTTATCGTTCTCTCTGGGAACGTAAGTTTATGGTATACTGTGACAACAGCACTTCCATAATTGAATGGGGTAGTGAAGAGATCATTATACCCTATTTATCACCCAAGGATGGGCGTATGCACAGATACTTTCCAGATTTTTACATTAAGGTCAAACAGGCTGATGGTCAAATCAAGAAGATGATCATAGAGGTTAAACCCAAGGTGCAGTGCAAACCACCCAAGGAACCCAAGAGGCGCACCAGACGATGGATGAACGAGGTCATGACCTATGGTGTGAACGACGCTAAGTGGAGGTCTGCCACAGAATGGTGTGCAGATAATGGTATGGAATTCAAGATTTTAACTGAAGATCATCTAGGGATTTCGTATAAATAGATATATGGCAATTAGTAAATACATGCAAGCAGTTAAGGATGAGACAAAGGGTCGCCCTAAGTCAACTGAATGGTATAGAGAAAAGATCAAAGAATTGGGTACACCAACTGCGATGGACCTTATACGAGATGGTAAGAGGAACAACAAGCCATTCTATGGTAGATTAAACATGTTTATATATGACCCAAAGTTCAAGAAGACCCTACCATACTATGACACGTTTCCGTTGGTATTACCAATAGAAAAGTATTCAGATGGATTTCTAGGGATCAACTTGCATTACCTACCTATCCCGCTGCGAATTAAGTTGTTGGATCGTTTGGTAGATTATTCTAACAACACCGCATTTGATGAGTCAACCAAACTTATCGTTGATTACCAGAAACTCAAGAATGTGAAACTCATCAGACCAACCATACACAAATACCTTGCTGGACAAACCAAATCACAGTTTCGTAGGATTGATGCAGACGAATTTACGATTGCAACTCTCCTACCTGTGCAGAGGTTTAAGAAAGCAAATGAATCTGTGGTATGGAAAGATTCAAGGAAAATGATCTAATGGCAACACTAGCAAATTTTATAGAGTCAACCGCATTTGGTGCATTGAATAATTTCTTATCCACATTCCATGATGATAATGGATATGCACTCCCAAGTCAGTACGAGGTTATTATTGTTGCGCCTCAGGCCCATGCCAGCGTCGATCAGGGGTTTGAATTGCCCGTGGGCCGGAGCGCTCTATCCGTTGAGACAGATAGAAGGGTTTCTTTGCGTTGCGATTCAGTTGATCTTCCCGGTAGAGCTCTTACTACTCAAGCTGATATGTCTCAATATGGTGTTAGACCAAATATTGCGAACGGAGTAACATTTGGTGGAACGGTTCAAATGACCTTCCAATCAAGTAGTGACTTAGAGGAAAGAGTATTCTTTGAGCGTTGGCAAGAGCTCGGCTGGAAACCCGACACATGGAATGTTGGTTACTACGATGAGTATGTAGCGCAAGAGGTTGA